AATGTACTCGCAGCATTAAAAATACTTTCACTAATACCGCTATCTTGCATAACCACCTTATTTGAATGTTCGACTAAATTAATTACATTTGATTGAACTTTATCTAACGCAATACCCGTACAATCAAAAGGGTTTGTAAGAGGAGCAGTATTGCGTGGTAAATGTGATTTTGCAGACTCATGATAGGCTTCTACAATTGGTTTTTCCATAAGTGGTTCGCCAGTATCTTTGTTTACTGGAACCTTCATATGAACTAATTTTATATTGTTTTCTTTTATATAATCTGATTGATAATCTTTATCTGCTTCTAAAGAACTTAAATCCCCAAACATTGGTGCAAAATAAGGATAATCGTGTTGCACTTTTCTCATGTGGACAAAAATGGCAAACCCCTTATTACTTACTTGATATAAATATTCAGGGACACTTATACCATCTATAGTTTTTTTAGTTTTTTTCTTACCTCCATCTTTCCATTCCTGATAATAATTTTGAATTTCTTTTGGATACTCATAAACTCTTAAAGGATCAATTAAGCTAACATTAACATAATATCTCCAAATATTATTATCATCGATATGACTAAGTTGACATATAGAAGAATCTATTTCAACTATTATATTATTGGTATCATCCATCATATTGTAAAAATAACTCTCTCCGTTAATTAGCGACCTTCTAAGAAGAGAAGGAAAAACTGTTTTTACATTTATTTTATAAACTGTTTTAGCAGCTTCATAATATCTATTTCTAATTGTCGCTTCTTTTACATCATCAACGTCTTCGCATTCTAAAACATAGTCCCATGTTAAAATGTTAGATAAATAATCAAGAAAATTATTATACATCGGAGAATTATATAAAAGATAATTGGATATATTTTGTAATTCTTTATAATTACCATAAGGGTTAAGTAGCAATCTATTTATTTGTTCGCTAGTATAAACTCTAGTAGCTGAATTTGGAGGTGTTGTAGCCCATAAAGGTTGGACATTACTCCGAGCATAATTTTCAGGTATAAAAAATTTATTCTCTTTTAATTTTTCTTCGTTGTTTTTAATAAGTGTGTCAGTTTTTTTTGTCTTACTAATATTGTTTTTAATTTTTGCCAAACATAATCACCTCCTCATTATGTAATTTTTAATATAAAACATAATCTAACCAATTAAATTTTTGTTTTTTTGAAATTTTATTTTTCTTTTCTTCTAAATAAACCCAATATAAACCATATAATAATGCGGAAAATTTATCCTTAGGTATTGCCCTAGAAACACGCTCAATTTTGGTTTCAGTACCAGCCTGTTTATATGTTAAATTCATTATCTCTTCACATAGGTTGTCAGTTAAAATATAAGGTATTTCAGCATTAGCTAACTCTTCACTTTCTTTTATTCTTCTTTTTAACTTTTTTTCTAATTCTTTTATTCCTTCGTGTTTAGATTTTAACAACCCGACATTTAATTTGTTAAACACTTGCATAAAATGATTAATCATATCGCTGTTGCGAGTATCTTTATTCTGTGCTTTTAAAGCAAACACCATAGGTATCCCATTATCAGACTCATATTTAGTCCATATTCCTTTGTCATCATTTACAACTTTATAAGGTGGATTACCATCATTTAAATCTAAAATTAATTGGTCTACAACTCCAGAACCTAATCCATTTGCATCAACTACTAATATTCTTGCTTTAAATTCTTTAACTTTTTGTTTTAAAAATTTAGCTTGCCATGTATCATGCTGACCTTCCATAGAAAATATATTTACAACTTCTTTAACATAATCTCCGTTATCTTTAGGTGTTAACTTTATCACAACCAAACAAGAAAGAGCATTTTCATCGCCTTCATTACGACTAACATCATATGCTAAACAATATTCTACTTTATTATCTCCACAATGTTCCCATTCGGCAACACCAACAACTCTGGACTTTTTCAATTTTTCATCTGATACTAACGAACCGGATGAAGAACCTGTCCAGATCGATTGATATTCACGCATAAAATCCATAATACTATAAGTTG